GGCGGAGACGCGCAGGCGCAAGTCCTGAAACAGGGGAGACACTTCCAGACGGAAACGGCCGCGGTCATCGGTGGTCTGCCGCGCGATCAGTCCGGTTGTGGTGACCAGCGCCACTTCCGCGCCGGGGATGGGATGTCCACTGCGATCGGCCACAATACCAGCCAGTTCAGCGGCGGAAAGAGAAGAGGGAAGAAATGCGAATGCGGCCAGCGCAAACGCAGCAAGCGTTCGTAGATTCATATCGGGCAGCCCGTCGCTGCCGACCTTTCTGTCTGCGCATTTTTGTACCGGCGGAATCCGCCGGCTCACGCGGGCCGGTCTCCTGACTTGCGCATCGTCGGCTCCGTTCGCCTTCCCATCCCGGGGGACAGTGGCATATGAACGAACCCTCCGCGCTTACAGTGGCGGGGCCGTGCCGGATTCTCACCGGCTTCCGTTGTAATTATACGTCAAACGGTATGACGTGGGCGTTTCTAGGCAGCTCTCATGTGCAGAGCATGCTTGAGACGGTCTGCGGCGTAACTGGCAGCAAAAGCGTCGGGCTTGACCATGGGTATCACATTGCAAACACCACGGATGTAGCCCACGGCCTGCTGTATCACGCAGCTGGAACCGTGCTCTTCGTCGGGGTTGATGTCCAGGTGCACTTCAACGTCCCGATCTTCCAAGACGTCGGCCAACCGGAGATACAGTTCCGAAACCCGATACACTTCGGTCATGAGTCGGTTGGCCGGACGATCCCGGCGCTGATCGTAATCACGTTCAGTGATCACTTCACCAAACAGCCGACAGCCGTGTTTGCCATCCACGTGTACCACGATGGCCAGGATGTAGTCCGCATACCACATGCCCTGCATGCGATAGCGTTCGCTGTCGCAACCCAGGTATATCCGGGTTTCCGGACTCTGGGCCCGGATGAACTCAGCCACTTCCGGTATGTTGATTTTGTGCTTCATGATATCCTCTCTTGGTTTGGTAGGTCCTACTGGGATCGAACCAGTGATCTCTGCCTTGTCACGGCAGCGATTTACCGCTAATCTAAGGACCTAGTCGTAAGTCCAACCCAGCTCGCGCATCATCATCTGCTTGACCCGGACGTTGGGGATGCGCATGCGCCCAACATCCTGGAAACCCATCATCACGCCCACTTCGGCCACGGCGCCTGAACGGCACACACCGGCCTGGCAATGCACTACCACGTTCATGTGGCAGTCCAGGGCATGCTGCAACAGCCTGACCAGCTCACGGGCCTGATCAGTCTGTATCTTTTGATCCTCGGGAAAACCATCTGCCCAGTCCGCGTCCAGGAATTCAAACTGGTGCACTTCCCGGAATTCGTGCCGGGGTTGGGGCCACCAGTTGGATCCGGGATCTCGTATCTGGATCAACATGCTGTTAGAGCCGCAGTCGTGATGAAAACGCTGCGGTATGTCTGCTGCTGCCACGTTTTCGATCCACATCTTGCTCTCCTTGAATTGGTGCCCCAGGTGGGACTCGAACCCACAAAATCATGATCCTAAGTCATGCACGTATTCCTATTCCGTCACCGGGGCGGTGGGTGCTTCCTCCCTGCGGCGGTAATTTAGCGCATCAAGCCTGAAAGTTTTCGTGCCACTACGCCGTCGTTCTCTCATGCCATCACACACGCCTTCCACCCGCTTCACGACCAGGGAGGATTCTCGCATTGCCAGCGCCGGTTAGGTTGGACCGCAGTATCGCTACTGTGAAGCTATCACGCTTCAGAACCACCCGTGGCTATCACGCCACTTCTCATCCCCTGGGTCAGGGTAGCTGCTGATTAGGCAGCACGTCTTGGCGGAGAGTATAGGATTCGAACCTATGGGAAGGATTTTTTCCGACCTGAAGTTTAGCAAACTCCTGCATTCGGCCACTCTGCCAACTCTCCATATTCTTTGCTGGGATCTATCAGCATCCCGTTTTTAGAACCTAGTAGGTTCTTGTTGATGTAAACCACTTTACCGGCATCTGCCAGATAAACAGCCCATCCATCAATCAGCGTCTTATCGATAAGAACTTTCTTACCGTTTACAACAGACGACGCTGTAAGCTCGTATCGTTCAGCTTTTTGCCTGGCGATCTTCTGTCGGTATTTGACTTGTAGTCGAAAGGTCTGACCGGTGCTTGATAGTGCAATCAAGTCCACTGGTGAATGATCATCAAATGCCGGAAAGACATAGTAACCTTTGTCTTGCAGGTCATCTATCACTCTGATCAGTCCTTTAACTCCCTTTTGGTTTACGTTCATGTTGGTATCTCCACAGTTAGGTCAACTGTATTTACCAACTCTCCATGTTCTTTGCGACCCATTGTGGGGTGGGTTTCGAAACCACCATCTCGCTGCGGATTACCATTATCCTACGTTCCTGGTCGGAACGGATGGGTAACGATCCCACCATCTCGCTGCGTGTTGCCATTACACTACCACGGGTCATCGGAGTCATGACGTCCGATCACGGCAAAAGGTAATTACTCTTTTACCATATTGAAACACACTCCCAGTGGCTTGTCAAGTGCCACTGTGACCTGTTTCGATCGCAGTCTTGCAAGATTGCGGCCGCGGATGGCTTTTCCGTTAT